CAATAACCAATTGATTGCAGTGCGGAAATTAGAAAAACAACTTGGTGAATTGAACACCGCCCGGGATACTACTCTGACTCAGGATTTGAAAACTAAACTAGAGGGTGAATATGTAGCCACGGATAACCTTAGGAAAGCTTACCTGGAACAGAAGGCAGCTCTACAAGACTTGAATAAAACACAGGAGCAAGTTAGACAATTAAAAATTGTTAGAGATGAATATAGCAAACAACTTTTATCAATAAAAGCACTAGAGGAAAAACTAGACGGCCTACAACATGCAAGGGGCACAGAGCAGACGCCACATGCAATCTTGCTTATTGAAAAGGCTCTGGAGCAAGAGCGCCTTAAAATTCAAGATGTTCGCAAAGCATATCTTGAGCAAAACGCAGCCTTGATGACACTCAATAAAACAAAGGGCGGTGTATCTACCACAGGTGCACCAAAACCAGACCCAGTAGTAATACCCAAGCCTATTAAAGTAGATAAATTTGCTAAAACTATTAGTGATCTTAATGCTCAAATAAAAGGCACGCAACGCTTAATTGACTTGGGCGCAGCAAATGAGGCTTCTATCAAACGTGAAGAAGCGGCCATTGAAGCCCGGCGACAGGCCATAGATTTGGGTATTGTTGGGACAGATAAAGAGATACAATTAAAGACTAAGCTCATTCAATTAACTGATGAGCAAATTAAGCTTGACCGTAACCGGGGACTGGAAAGAATCCATAGTGAAATCGTTGCAACTGACGCCTTAGCCCAAGCCGTGCAGAATGCTACAGACGCTAACACCAACGCACGGGTGGCGCTTGCTAGTGCCCGCATGGAACAGCAAGCACTCAATCAAGCCAAGAAACTTGATATTGAAATAGGCAGTGAGCAATATAACCAATTATTAAAAAACATACAAGCAATTGATAGTAATAACAACTCAATAAGAGACAATATAAAAGTAAATGACGCAGTTTTGAAAGTGCGACAAGACTTAAATTTAGTTGATGAAAAGTCAATTAATCAGCAACAAATTATTGATGAACAATTAATAAAAAGCGCAAGAAACGCGGAAGAATTAGCAGCTATTTATGAGTTTTTGGCGCAACGTAAAAATGAAGCGTTGTCAGTTTCACAAGAGCAGGTAGTTGCTTTAGAAACTTCGCGCACTGGGTGGGACGGGTTGACCAGTGCTGCGGCAAGATTTCATGAAGAGGCCATAGATACTTTTGGGCAAGTTGAAAACTTTGCACTCAATACAGCGGACTCAATGACAGATGCATTAAATGAGTTCTTTATGACGGGCACAATTAATTTTAGAGCCTGGACACTGAGCATCCTAGCAGAACTAAATAAGATAGCAATAAAGCGCCTGGTGGTTGATAATCTACTCGGAGCAATCGGAATGTTTGGAACCCCATCTGTTTCAACTGCTGGAGCAAGTAGCGCTGGACTGCCAACTGGGGCTCCTACATTTTTTGCCAACGGTGGGGTTACACAAGGCCCAACTTCGGCAGTACTGGGCGAAGGTCGCTTTCCGCGAGAGGCCGTCATTCCGCTACCGGACGGGCGCAGTGTTCCAGTATCATTACAAGGCAATACAAACAACACAACTAAAAGTAGCACCGTCAATGCACCTATAAATGTTAACATGACAATTAACACGGACGGGACAAATAATAAAAATCTAACGCGACAGGTACAACAGAGCGCACGTATAGCAGGTGGCACAATCGCCCAGTCAATTAAAGCGGCGCAGAGGGATGCATAATGTTTTTAGAAATTAGCCCGCCACTTTGTGCAGAGTATTCTACGACTGGCGGCCCTGTATTTTCAACAGTTCCTAATATAACACCCGGCGGTGACTACACGCCGAGTTCAACTTGGGAGACGCCACTAAGGCAATTTACTCTTAGTTGGCACAGTATCAATGCTACCGAATATGCGGAGGTGTATGCCTGGTTTTTACTCATGCGTGGACAGAACAAAGGTTGTAGATTAAAAGATCCCGGAGACTATCAGGGCGCCAGTGAGTTCCTTGCTGTTGGTGATGCTTCAACATATTCTTTCCAATTAAAACGAAATTATACATCTACTGTAGTGGGTTATGACATTGTTAAGGCAGACACAGGGACTAATAAAATAACATGTAAAGATGCGGATACCGCGTTACTTGCTGCTGATAAATCTTTCAGAATATCCGGCTCCACTGGTAACGACGGCTATTGTGTGTCATCTGGCGCCGTGACAGAAACATACACGGCGGATAGTTACTCCTCTAATGTCTATACCTTCTCAACTGCGGACTATACCAATGAATTTGAAGTAAATCAAAAAGTGGTTGTGAGCGTGGCAGGGACTAAATACACAAGGTATGTTAAGACTGTCACAAAGCCTGGGGCAGATACACTCCTGGAGTTAAAAACAGCTGTTCCAGCTGGTGGGGCGGCGGACATTATCTATGGCAATACAACCATTACGGTTACACCAGATGTTGTAAGCGCTGTGGCAGATGGCACAGTTGATATATATGATACAAAGGACATAGTAAAGCCTGTTGAAAGTGCCGCCGTAACAATAACAGTGGATGGCGTGGCCAAGACGGAAGATACAGACTACTGGGTTGATTACAGCACGGGGATAATTACTTTTTCAACGGCTGTAGCCAATGACCAAACGCCAGCGGATAATAAGCGTATTGTGGCGACTGCCTTTGAATTTGATATACCAATCCTATTACTGACAGACGACCTAAACGCTATTTTTGAGGCGCATAATTATTCAAGCTTCTCCATCCCAGTTAGTGAATGGAGGTCGCCGGACTGATGCACACAATATCTGATGATCTGAAAACACACTTGGCTTCCAAGAACCCTACGATTGCTTTTTGCATGAGTATTGAAAAAGCAGATGGTACTTTTTTATATTTAACAAGCCATTCTCAAAATATCACTTACAGTGGCAATGTCTATATAGCAACCCCTGGAGTTACACTATCTGGATTGAAAACAAGCGACTCGGCCAATGTGGATAATGTGGATGCGGCAAGTAATTACAGTTCGGACACGGTTGACCGGGCCGCTTTGATAAACAATGAAGTACGCGGCGGGGCTTATGAGTACTTTTGTATAAACTATCTTGACACAACAATGGGCATTCTAACCTTGTCAAAAGGCACGGTTGGTCAGACTACTATTAAAGACTATGATTATGGTGTTGAGTTAAGAAGCTTGTTTCAAAATTTACAGCAAGAAGTTGGTGATTTATATTCTCCATATTGTCGAAACACAGTCGGTGATACAAAGTGCGGTGTTGATATTGTAGGGTCATACACGCACACAGGCACAGTTTTAACAGTAACAGATGCTAAAACATTTACCAGCAATTCGGTGAGTCCTGCAATCACGGACGATGACTATTTTCAATATGGCGTTCTAACTTGGACAAGTGGCGATAATGACGCCAAGAAAATGCAGGTGAGAGAATCATCTTATCTGGCTGGCACACATACAATAGAGTTAGACCATAATCAATTATACGCCATGGATATTGGTGACACATTCTCTGTAACAGCAGGCTGCGATTTAGACATAGATGGCGACTGCAACACTAAATTTAGCAACACTATAAATTTCAACGGGGAACCATCTGTTCCGGGGCGGGGCGTTCGCGTACCATTAGAGGTTAGAATATAGTGGTATTTCAATTCTTGTGGCTATCAGGGTTTTGGGCGTATTTTGCAGCAGGCACACTTCTGGCCGCTTCATTTATATCGTCTATGCTCATGCGGCCTAAATCACCAAGCGGTGACAGGCTCTCTGATCTGTCTATGCAGGTTGACACGTATGGCCAAAGAATTAAAGAAGTATATGGTACTATTGAGGTTGGGGGACAAGTTTTAATTGCTAAAAAATACAGGCGAGCCGATGATAAAGAAGGTTATTTGCGTGAGTATCACAAAAAATTAAAAGACGATAGTAAATATTGGGTGGCTTATGCTACCTTTGCAGTTGGCGTTTGTGCTGGAGAAATAGACGGAATAACAAGAATAAAGGCCAATGGCACAGTAATATACAATGCTCGTGCGGACGCCACTGCTGATGAAAAGGCGGCTGCGGCTAAATTTAAGGCGGCATACTTAAAGATATACAATGGGTCTACAACTCAAGGTATTGATACCACACTACTGGCTATTCGCGACAGAGTCTTTACGATGGAAGATGTGGAGATCACATCTGCGGCGGGGCCAGGGGCTGGTATTTATGGCGCACACCGTGGGTTAGCATACGTTGTATTCAAGGATTTACCCTGTGAAGCTTATGGCAATAGAATACCACAACTTTTATTTGAAGTAAGCAGGAGCTCCCAGAGTGTTGCCTCAACTTGGGAAGAACTGACGCCTGTAGCGGGCGGTGATGCTGGGTTATGGGCTGATAGGTACAATGCACAAGTTATATCTTATAATGATAAATTACGGTTAGTCGCTGGGCAAGATACAGCAGGCTACATGAAAGATATATGGTCGTCGTTGGACGGCGTGACATGGGACAAAGACGGCGACTTAGTTGAATCACCACGTATAAACCATACACTGTTTATTCATCATGGGAGGCTAATAGTATATGGCGGGTTTGATGGGACTAATACGCCATACTCTAACTCATTCTTAACAAGTGGCACAACAGAGCGCACACCAGAGGCACAGGGCGGCGGGCTTACTAATAGCGAAGGGTGGCGAACTGCACCGGGCTT